GTGCCGTCTACCACGCAACGAATACGCGCAGCAGTGTCAATATTTGTTCCATCGGCACCGCCAAATTCAATATCACCTAGAACATCACCGCTATTTACAACTGTGACGCCTCCCGCGCTAGAGCCTCTCGATTTAACGAGATAAATACCGCCGCCCTCTGCGTTATTTGCGTTCATCGCTACGCCAAGACGAGCGGTCGCAAAGGTAGTGCCTTCTACTTGAAGTTGGGCTCCTGCGCCCATAAGATCGGTACGCGCACTAGACGTGCCAACTAAAAGACGTCCCGATGTATCAATACGCGCAAACTCGCTGGATGGTCCACTGACGCGCAGAGGTGTAACACTTGCTGCAGCTTTAATTGTTAATGTTGAGTCAGGTCCAGTATCGCCAATCCCTACAGCGCCTGAAGAATTGATGTGCATAGCCATAGTGCCTGCACTAAAAGTGTCGCTGTTAACTCTGAATTGGAGCGAACGGGTATTAGGCGCTTGCAGAATAGTGCAGTTGGCAGAATCATCCCAGCCAAGGAAACCACCAACACCACCACGAAGCGAAAGGACAAAATCAGATGCTGCAGTAGTTCCGATGGTTAAGTTATGAGTAGGCGAACTGGTTCCTATGCCTATGTTGCCTCCCAGAGGGTTGAGCACGATTGGGTAATTGCTAGCAGTCCCAGAAGTATCTCTGGTCTGCATCCATACACCATATGGCGCGACGTTTTCGGCGCCAATATTGAGCTGAACAGTGCTGGCACTATGAACTGTGAACACGCCAGTTTGAGAAGCCTTGGATGCTGCCGTTGCTGAACCGAAGACGTGAAGAGGAGCGCCAACGCTTGAAGTCCCTATGCCTACCTTATCTGCCGAGGCGTCAACAAATAGCAGGTGTGCGTTTGTATCACCTTCAACGCGGAAGTCGTAGTTAGCGCCACTGTCGTTGAAAACAACCTCACTTGAGCCAAACTCAACACGCTCAACACCAGCACTACTAATGCCAAGTTGATTAGTGCCTGCTCGGAAGATGCCGGTGTCGAGGTCGTCGCGGAAGGCAAGTCCAGGCAACGCCGCTGTGCCGTCCTCCATCGTCAACGTGCCGTCGAGCTGCATGATTTCGATCCAGGCACTATTAGCGCTGTTGCGAAGCTTGAGGGTATTGGTTGTCGTATCTGCCCACCACTGGTAGGCATAGGTGGTAGCCGGGGAGGTGGCGCCGCTGTTGTTGGTGACGATGGCAGCGAGCTGACCGTTGAGATCGGAACGCACGGCGGCTCCGGTGCCATTGCTTACGATGTAATCAGCTTGTGCCATGAGCCAGCCCGCTTAACGGCAGTGTATGTCCTACTTTAACCGCCTCTGCCATAGCCGACCGCACTCCAGTTGAAGTTACGGCTAACAGCGGTGCCCGCAGAGTTCTTGAACGTGACTGTAAATCCTGTGGCGCTGACGCTGGTGACCTCAAAGAAGTCGCCTGAACCCATGTTCTGAGCAGTGATGCCGATGCTAGGCAGGTATGCATTCAATCCGCCAAGGCTTGCGGTGCCTACAAAGAAGGGATTGGCGAACGTGATGACCTTTGCCCCTGCGCCGCTGCTAATGACACCATCGCTATTTTCTGTACGGCGCTGGAATGTCGCGTCATAGCCGAGTTCGTCTACCAGGATGTTCTGGTCAACAGCAGAACTGGTCAAATCAGCACGGAACTCAAAGGCACGAGCGCGGAAGGCACCGTTCACGAACTCCTGATAGGCGCTCCAAGTTGGTGTACCAGCAGGGTTATCGTTTGTCATCCGTAGCATCAGTTTTGCATTTACCTTGTCTGTGATGCCGCCATCGAAATCACTCCAGTCATCAACAGTATTTGTGCGCGAGTCAATCAGATCAGATGGGAAGTAACCACGGGTGACGAAATACCGGCGCAGATCAAGTGCAAAAATTGCGCCGAGATCAAGTGTATTTGCGAAGGAGTAAGTGCCCGCAGAATCAACATCGCCAATGACATCAAATACAACCATGGCATCAACATCTGCGACCGTATCAAACAGAGTCGTGCCATCTAGTGTTAAGGCGTCATATTCGTCACTGTAAAAAGTATCTGACTTGGTGCCTTGGAACGGTGGCGTGTCTTGATCTTCACGGCGGGTTTGGATCGTTAGTGGCGCAATCGTATCTGGCAGGTCAATAATGACGCTGGTTTCTGTGGCGCTTTGACGCCCACCATCGTCTTCATACTTGACCAAGACTTCGCCTTCCACAAGCGGAATGATCGCCTCGGTAGAGCTGCCGGATTTAGCGGGGATCAGGTCAACACTGTTGCTCCAAGTCGCCGTGCCATCGGTAAGGCTGCTGTGGCGGATGTGGATTTTGCCACCGACTTTTACGTCAAGGTCAACGGTCTCAGTCCAGCGCAAGCGACCGGAGTTATTGTTGATGGCTTCAAAGGTAAGATTCTGCACATTGCCTGGGACTGCTGTTTTGCCAATCAGGTCAAACTCAGCGGCAGCAATGTCGCTTACTTTGTTGAGGTAGTTGGCGGCGGTGACTTGGACATACAGCCTGCCCTTGCGGGTGTTTTTAATCTGCAGGGACGGTGACGTACTGTTGGCTTGGCTCCAGTTGTCGTTATCAATGCGCCACTTAACGCGAAACTCATTGACGCGCTGTTTCGGGCTAATCCAGCTCAGGTCAAAACCAGAAAATACACTTTGCCCGTCTTGGTATAAATATTCCGTGCCTGAAATGCTGCTTAGTGCGGCTGGCTTAGCGGATAGGTTGGTGATGTCACGCTCAGTTAGCTTGAGATCCGCTTCGATTGCTGCGTAAATGCTGCTGTTGTATTCCAGGGCGGTGACGCCGTAGATGCCGTCCTCGGCTTCTGCAACATTTAACACGCGATATTGTTGTGATTGCAGATCAGTTGTTTGTACCAGCCAGATTGTGTTGGCATTTGGTGCTTCGCTAAAGGCGCTGCTGACGGTTACAACGCCGCTGCTGATGCTGCTGATAGATTTGGTTTCCACCAAGCCCGTGGGCATCAACACCGAAATTGTTGGGCTGTTGGATAGGTTGACGGTCAGGTCAGTGCTGCTGTCAATCGTGATTGCGGTTGTGGTGGCGGATTTAACGCGACCGCTGCGACGTGAGCCAGCTTTTAGTGGGTCCGCAATGTCAATCACCATGCCGGGACGCAGGATGATGCCGCTGTCGATTGACACTGAGAAGGTGACAGTTTCGGTAAGGTTTTGCTCGCTTAGCAATGCCCATTTACCAGCACGGCGGGCTTGCCCTTGGCTGTAGCAACCCAGCGCCTTGATGTCTTTGTTGATGATGCCGTATTTAGCGACAGCATCTTGATCTTCAACGTATTCATACTCAACTTCGCCCAAGGTGTCGTAAGACTGCCAAGCAACGGTCGCACAGGTGTGGCGTGCTTTTTGTGATGTTCCGCTATAAACAAACAAACCATCTATGACATTGCTTGGACCCAGCAGATATTGCGAGTCGGTGGGCTTGTCTTGCTGCAACACCAGCGACCCGGCGCCGTAATATGCAATGCCACGGAATAGACTGGTCATCTCTTGGATGACGTTGTAGACCTCATCACGACTGTTGATTAGCAAGTTGCAGGAGAAGCGTGGTTCTTGCCCGCCTTTGCCGTTGTCAACTAGCGTGTTGCAGTATTGGCTGATCGCAAAGAAGTCATACTTGTCAAGGCTGCTCGTTGGGATAGAGGCGCCATAGCGTGTATTGGTCAGCAGATCCCACAGGCACCAGGCGGGGTCATTACACCATGTTGCTGCGCTGAATGTACCATTCCAAACGCCAGCATATGTGACACGCCCAATATGCGTTGTGGTATCTACAGACGCATTGGATGGCAGTTGGATTTTAATGCCACGAATTAGATATTTGCGTGTTGGGATTGAATCAAACTGTCGAGAGTCAAAACGCAAAAATGATAACGCGCTGTTAGGGTAACGCAGCTTTTCGTCAATAATTTCTGTATAGCTGAACCAGAATGTCTGGTTTTGACGCTTAGTTGATGTTTCATCATCGCTAACACGCACCACGCGAACATCAACAGGAAACGCCCCGCTTAGCGTCAGCATGTAATCACGCTGATACGAGTTGCTAGTTTTGCCACTAATGGTGTCGCTGACCACGGTGCTATAACCGCCGCCGTTGTACTGAACCTTGATTTCTATTTGTACACTATGACCAACAATATCGCCGTTGTCTTGAATAATTTGCAGTGACGGCACTTGTAGTGTGACGCGCACGCGGTCAACATCGGTATCTGTGATTGTGCGGGTGATTGGCGTTGCCTTGATAACTTCTACATTGACGCCTTCCTCACTTTCTGTTCCAACCTGTTGGCTGATATAAGTCTGAGCTTGTGTGCCATTGCGGGTGACGATGGTAAAACCCGAGAAGTTATTGTTGCCGGCAGCATCTTGAACTGGTGTACCTGATAGAAAAATGCCCTTGTTGCCATTCTCAATGCCTTGGATCTCGCCTTCTGACAACAGGTCAAGTACGTTGCCAAACTGAACGGATTGCAGTGAATCGTCAGCTTCTGTTGGTGTGCGGCTTTGACCACCACCGCCACCGCCTTTGCCTCCCCCTCCGCCGCCACCACCAGAACCTGCAATGCCAAGACCAAGACCCGCGTTATGGACACGGATACCAGCAGCAATGAAGGTATGGTGCCCTTCAACGGTCAGGTTGTAGACAGTGCCAGTGCCTGCGTTTGTTTTGTTGACGATGGGGCGCAAATGCCCGTTGTGGTCTACTAGGCAGTCATCTGTGCCAAGGGTGTCGATTTCGACGAAGGCATTGAACTGGTTGAGCACCCAGTGGTTTGGAGTTGCGTCGAGGATCTGACCGCCCCAAAGCGTGTAGCTGGTGACAGGTTCGTTGTGGTGCTCATGGACCTTGAGGACTGGAGCTTCATGGATCTTGCCGTCATGGTCAAAGCTCCAGACCAGATCGCCGGGTTGCAGCTCATCGATGCGGCGTTGACCGCTTGGTGTGGCGATCAGGGTATGCCCTAGAAAGCAACCGCCGCCACCACCGCCACCAGCACCAACAATCCGTGTCATATCTGTTGATCCACGTCAAGACCGCTAGAGAGCACGGCGGAACCTACAAAACAACGCCCGTAAGCGATAGGCACGGGTAATCCTTGCTTTGCAGTATTGACGATACCGCTGAAGGTAAATGACTCCATTTTTGCTGCTTCACGACCACGTTCAAAAACGCTTGTTG